CGCCCCTTGCTAGTTACCTAGCTACCAAGGTAGGAAAATTCCTCTCCTGGTCGTGTAGATTGACGTCGTCCTATAGCGCTTCGTTCCCCTTACAATGTAAGGATCAGTGGCGCTTTCCTCCCCCATCCGAGCATAAGAGCTATAGGATGGGATGAGGACGTCGGTTTGGAATTGCTTTTCATAACGATTAGCAACTCCTTTCCAACTTCGGAAGTAACCGCCGTCCCACCCTGCCTCTTTTGGACGCCTAAGTGTATAAGTGCCGATCAGATGACCGTCACCATACCCATCGGGCCCGAAAAGGCGAAACTCCCTCCTCGTGTAGGAATAGCAGATCTTTGCTAAAGATCTCTCTCCCTTCCGCAAGAAGAAGTTGTGGGCTACAAACAGCGATCTCTCGGAAACCTCTTTCTTGAGGTACCAAGGTCGGACGTCAAAACCAAAAAGCCAATCCGCGCCGCAGGACTCCCGGAAGTTACCCGTGCTGAACGACTTCTCGGTATTAACCGTGAAGCCGCACCAGTTTAGGGTTTCATAAAGGAGCTTAACGGCACCGACGGGGACTATAATATCGTCCCCATACACCGATATTGGGAAGTCTCTTATCACAAGACGACCCTTGTCGAAGATTGGCATTCCCACTAAGTCCAAGGAATCACACACGGCAAGTGCGAGAGAGTAGAAAATTAAACTCTCAAGCTCAAACGTGTATGCGTTACCCATCGAACTGAATTTCTCCAATTCCATGGTAACACCTTGATACTCAACACACTCCGACCGAAACTGGTCCAATAGTTCGAACCAGTCTGACGGAACGAGTGACATAACCAGCGCATAACTTACAGAGTCACTCGCCTGACTGAGATCCACGGTGGCTAGACTGCCATCAATGGATCCCCGAAAGGCGAAACTCTGGTTGATACGCTGATCACGGAGGTTGACACCAAACAAACCGAGCCTTCTCTTCATGTAGGTCCCAATCCCCTTCTGCCCTAAGGCATTGAGGGACGGCTCTACACAGATGGTCCGATCCGTCTTAGATGTCTTTGGAACGAACCCCAAGCGAGCCGGTCGTACTTCGACTGGTACAGTCCAACACTCATTCGAGTGCTGAGTTGCAACAGCATCGCACCACAGGGGAAACTCCGATAAGAAGTCTCCCAACCGACCAACGAGGGACTCACTACACTGCATTGGCGCTCCAAGCTTCGATCTGAAGCTTGCTACACGCCCGGCGACGTTAGTCGACGCTCCAGGTCCGAAAAGGAATGACAAATCCGCAAGACTAGGCACAGGGCCAAGGATTTGAGTGATTATTCGTTGTGCGACATACAATATGCCGGCAACGTCCCATTTGGGACACTCATTCCATAACCTCGTGTTCACCTCGCGGCATTCCTTCTCCGCAGCTATGAACTTAACAACAGCCTCACGCCTACGGTCGTACCCAAGGTCAAGGAAATCTTGTTTTTCAACAAGCGCCTTGATTTGTCGGGCATAACAATAATCGTTAGTCTGCGTATCGTCCATCGTTTGGCCGTCGATTTTAAAGTCGACGACCGCTCGATAGGAACCTGCCTGAATAAGGTCGTTAAGACTCTTAGACAGGTGGCCTCCTAACGCCGCGCACTCTTTCGAGAGATCCCGGACAAGGGAGAGGGTTTCCCCTCTCCCTCGTGATTCCTCAAACCGTATCATAGCTCCTCCTTATAGAGCGTAAAGACAGAGGGTCCACCTAACTTTTTACCTTAGTTAGGCAGGATCAGGCTAATAAACGCCTGCGTAACCGGCAGCACGGAGTTCTTCCATGCATCGGCCGCTGCGTTGTTCGCCAGTATACCGGTGTTCGTGACGCTGGAAGCGCCTTGGAGAACACCGATTAACATCCGCACGACATTCGCACGATCCGCGGTCGTTGACCGCGCAGGTGCGAACAACGTCACAATCCCAACCATGACATAAGCCACGGAAGGGGGAGCGACGTAACCTGCGGAAGTACCTGAGGCACCCAGGGTCTCCATCACGGGGACCTCGAGCTTCGCGGTGACCTTGTAGTCTCCCGACTTGACTTTCTCTTGCGAGAGCGTCAGTCTCGGTTGACCATCCACCGGCACGTTTGCCACGCTTGCCCTCCAAAGAGGGTTCGGCGTGTCCGTTACCGGGACAAGGGTGAACTCTGTTGGAGTTCCATCGTCTTTGACAAGAAGATTTGTCATTGCGCCCATGATAGGCTCCTTTCTGCGTTTTTGTATACGCGGTGATTAGGACTTGATATGTTGTGCCAGCTGTTCGCTCAACTCGGAGGCCTCTTTTTGCAAGGCCGTTAAGCGTTCGCAGAGCACGGTCCACACATAGCCAGGTTTCAACCCGGTACTACGTATGGCGTCCTTTGCATCTTCTAAACCCAAACACGGGAGGCAGAGTGTATCGGGATCCAGAGAATCTGGACCCCAATCATATCTAACCGCCCGAGAAGGGATTTGAAGGGTTGCAAAGAGACTTTCCACGGTAATACCGAGCTGTAGCAAGGCTACGTAAGCGGCCCGGACTTCACGAACAGTTGCTTTACGGTCTGACATATAGAGTTACTCCATTTGATGAGTTAAGGCTAGCATAACACGTCATTTCTTCAGTAGCTGATGGATCAATGCTACGGCGTTCGTCAGGTGTGCAGGTGATAAAGCCTGCGGCATCGAACGGAACCGAGGCAAAGGAACAGACAGCGAAGAGGACGGCGTTCTTGAAATACTGAACGCTGTGTCCTTACGGTCGGTGGAACGCCACCCGGCCGCTATAGCAGGCGCCTTTAAAATAGGCTTCTGCCCCTTCTGCCCGCCTCGCTCTATCGTTAAGAACCTTCCTTTCAACTTGGGTATAACACTCCAGGCTGATAAAAAGGTGCCGATTGGTAAAAACCAGTCGATAACGAACGAGTACGGGACGATCTCCCAAACTATTTGTAAGGGATCGACTAGACCTAAAGAGCGTGCCACACCTATATCCTCCACAAGCTCACAGTTGAGCTTCTTGGTGAACGAGGTAGACACGTTATAAGTATAGAAGGAGGGCGTAATTGCCCCGTCGTATTGACCTGTCTTACGGGAAGAGGCGGTAAACCTGAGTACCCGAGGTCCAGCTAGAGCCTTCAAAGCTTTACCAGCTTCAAAGGATTGCGAGACCAGAGGTAGCCAAGCGTACTGCATTTCCAACCATCTACCAGATACATCGTGCGCGTTCAAACGCGAACGACGATGCTGGGGTACGCCAAGATACCTTGCTGCTTGGGCAAAACGCCCATGCTTTAAGGCAACTAGCGCGCCACCGATGGACCGGACATTATCAAGAACCGATTTGTAGGTTTTCGCTGACTCGGCGAGATTAATGCCGAGGTCGAAAGAATGCCCCCTAACGGCCTGCGCAAGCTTATCAAGCAAGCGTAAGTCGTCGTTGGCAGTCCAATTACATTTCGACTTGATGAAGAGCATTCCGCTATCGGATACTTGCCCTTGACCATGCGCCATATAAGGCGCAGATTGACTCACCCTTCGGTGATTCATGGTATAGCTGTTCCACTTGATTCGGGTTCCCCCGATCCAAGCTTCGTACTTGCCATCACCTCCGGTCCAAGACTTACTTGCGTAAGCCGTGGGTCCATTGATGAAGTTAAGTCCGACAGACCAGCTTCCGGTCGTCATAGCATCACCCAGAACTCTTTCAGAAACTCTTGACAAACATTACCGAAGGTAGTGTCGTTCGCGGAGAAGGCGGCAGCAGCGCAAAAGAGCGCTCCTACGACCAACTTCACTATACGACGCTTACCCCACTTACGTGGGCCTTTGGTTCTGTTCATCGTGAGCCTCGTGAGAGAACTAGTTGATACTATTTGCGCCAACTGGCGGTCAGGTGACTAACCTGGCGACGTGCCCCCCACCCGGGGGG